TAACATGTATTTTTTTCATGCTTTCAATGATTCGTTAAACTCTTTTTGAATGCGGTAATATGTAACTATTGAACTTTCGATATTAAAATCATCCTCACAGATAAACTTGAAATAATTATAAAGAGCTTTTTCAAGTGAAATAGCCGGGATCAATCCACGTTGGCCATTGACATGAAAAAACATTCCCAGGTCTGCGAAGTTCCTGCGGTAAATCTTATGAATCAACTTATCTGATTGTTTCTGTACTGGCATTATATATCTCTTGATCTTATCATTGTTCCACCTGAATATGTAAATCGCTTTTGGACTATCCTGTTTTGTTTTATTAGAGTCCTGCTTCCGATATGATCAACCTCAATAGAACAAATTAAAGCATGTTTAATTCCTTTCTTCTTTAACTGATCACCATAGGCATTATCAGAGAACCAGAACTGATGCTTTTCACTTAATTGCCCGATTTCATTCCAAAGACTTTTATCTGTGAAAATACACCATCCGCATAACTCGTAACCGATCCTGTAACCTTCATAGGCATAATTACCTCTTTTAAACTGATATTGTCTTAAATCGTTTGAAATGGCACAAGCCGATAAATATTCGTTGGTTTTCATTATCTCACCGATCTTTGACCAGCCTTTGTAAAATATTATGTCATTATTAGCAAGTATCTGAAAATCTGACTTTATATACTTAAGTCCAAGATTCAAAGCACGATTATAGTTGAATTCTCCGTTATACTCAATTATCTTATCAACATCATATTTGTAAGGACGGCCAGTTTCAATGACAATGATGTTTAAATCTGCTTTATCCTCTCTGGCAGACCTGATACAATTCTCAGTAACCTGAATTAAGTCACCAATGGATTGAGAAACTATGATAAGATCATAAGACATAATCCGGTGATGTTTGATTTAATCCAATATGCCTCATTTCTAAATCCATCAGATAGGCTGGTCTATAACCATTCTGTAAATAGAAGTCACCAATTGCCTGATCTCCAAGTTTGAAATGATTATAGTCTTTCAGGAGTTCCGTACAAATATCCTTTGGTATCATTTGAAATGCTCCACCGGTATGGGTTACTAAGTCAACTCTATAACCATTAAGAAAACGATAACCAAAAGACTTAGGCTTATAATTCTTATCCAGGTTCAAATCGATCGGTGAGCAAACCCAATCCATGCCATTCAATTCATAAAACTTCAACATTCGGTTTATTATGTCATCCGTGACCGTTTCAATATCATTATCGAGTTTGAGAATAAAATCATAATCCGTTAATTGAAGTGCAGCAATTTTGAAAGCCTCAGTTATGCCATAGTTCTGATCTAATAGAATATGATCAAATTGTTTAATGTATTCCTGAGTTCCGTCTGTTGAACCATTATCAACAAAGACATGCTTATCAACTTTTGTCTTTGAGTAGAATGAATTAATTGTCTTTTTAGTTAATTCAAGTCTATTATAAGTTATTGTTACGGCTGCAACTTTCATCTCAATAATCTATTTGACCAGGAATGTGACAAACAAAATATTCCGGTGTTTCTATTTTTGAACCTTTAAATTTAATTAATTTTTGATTGAAATAATAATCATGTGCATAACCCGGCCGATCCCATTTAAGACTGAGACTTCTTTTGTAACAAATGTTTGATGTTCCGCAACCTCCTAATGCTTTGATATTACAAGCTCTCTCGGTCCATAATCCATCTTTATAAACTATATCATTGTACCAAACCCAATCCTGATTCTTTAATTGACGGTCAATAATTGCCAAATGATCTGATCCCCAATAATCATCAATATCAATATAAATGATATAATCGCCCTTCGCGTTCTCAATTCCTGTATTACGGGGAAGGTTATCAAATAATGCTTTATGTTTGCATTCCAAAAGTCTAACCCCCGTAAAAAGCTTACTAACTATGTTTTTCGTTAAAGAACAACCATCAGCAATGACAATCAGTTCAAAATCTTTAAATGACTGATCTAATACGGATTGAATTGCCCTCCCGATCTTTTGTTCAGGATATTGACAGCTTCCTTTGTAGGGAATGAGCCGCGATGGCATAATCACACTAAATCTCATAGTTTAAAATTGACATCCGCATTTAATACAATATTCATTATTAATGCAATTACAAGCATTACAAACTTCACAATGTTTTTCCCATTCTTCTGAGGGGAAATGCTTTTCAAAGAATTTTCTAGCCATCTCCCTGATTTCTTCTTCAGTAAACTTTTTACCGAAGGTAGCATCCTTAGAACTGTTTTCCATATTAGTTCTGATTTACTGTTTGAAACGGAGTACTTAATGCTGCCTGTTGTGCTGCCGCTGCATCTGCCGTGGCTTTCATCTCTGCCATGATCTCAAGAACCTTCACTTTGACCTTATCATTGATTACCGCAGGATTCATATTGTATATATCCGGGAAATCAGTTTCAAGTTGATTGAACACAACCTCAAGATTTGCCCATAGAGTAGCGTAATACTCAGTTGTCATTCCCTGTGAGATAAGTAACCTTACATTTGCCTCTGAGTAACCCCGGAAAGGATTCATCATTGATTTGACTTGAATCTTTTTAAGATCACCGGGTCTGTCAGAATAAAGAATCTCATTTATATCATCTTCAATAGCTGAGATAGTTGAAGTCGAGGCTCCGGCATCTTTAAAAGCCTTTAACTCGGTTGCAAGTTCAAGAATACCCTTCATTTTAAAATCATTCGGGAATTCATGATGGAGCGTTAACCCTTCGCCTAAATCTGTGAATGTTGCAATATCCTGAACAACAAACTCCCAAAGACTTGAATAGTTACGTGCAAACGGATAAAGAGTGTCATTCATATTATCAGTCCCGAAGTTCATCTCTGTTGCTGTTACTGCCGTTGCTGTCTCTGAACGTGTCGCGATTTCATTATTAAACATCATTGTATGAATCAAAACCCTGAGATAATCAATGTAATCTTTGTTGAATGTAAGTAAGTCAATCGGAGGAGCCTTATAAACGAGCATCTTCTCAAGATCAATCATATCTGCCGGATTACGGGGAAGTGGAAGCGTGATAACATCTTTAACCCCTCCGTGCAGGGGTTGCATTCCTGTTCCATGACAATTAGGACAATCAGTAATGCCATCAAGTAACTTACCGGAGTTACAATCCCTGGCAGAACATTTATCAACATAAGCAAATCTCTGAGGGAAAGCCGTCATTGCTGTACTCAAATCGAGTTCTGAGTCAGTTTTCATCAGTTTCTCAAGTAATAATTTAACAGGATGAAAAACAGATACAAATGTTCGTCCTTTTGTTTCCGCATCACGGAGATAACCAAATCTTTGAGCTGGAACCTTAGTCGCTTTGGGTTCAAACTCCCGGTATAAATAAAAGTTCTCTTTGATGATTATAATCGTTTCACCTTCTTGAACAATATAATCCGTTGCCACTTGAGTTAACTGAATAGTATCATAACCCAGATACATGGTAAACTTAGAACCATCCCGTTCAACTTCCTTCTCCATGAACTTGATTGGAAGTTTAACGACCAGGTATTGAAGGATCTCATTCTTAAACTCAAACATTATTGCTTCTGTCGAACCAGCAATGAATGGATAGGGTTTAGCTTTCTCAATCTTCGGGTCAAAATCCTCAAACTCGGTTATAAGAAAGGCATTAGGATCAATGTAATTATAATCAATGATCACATATTCAAGATATTCCTCAAGCGATTTCTCTCCCCAGTATCTAGCAATAAACTCTTCGAGTTCTTTCTTCTTATCTGCTCCTGTGAAAAGTATCTCTCTTAAAAGAGGTTGTTTCCTGATTGCTTTATGATATGGAAGACATGTAGAATTAATGATCGAAGGAACAACACTCTTTGAGATATGTCCCCTTTGTTCTAACTCTTCTTCAGATTCACGCGCGACAATCCTATCAAGAAGATCGGTAATATCATCACCGGTTTTCATCTTATAGTATTTATCAGCAAGATCCTTAACATGTTTATAATCCTGATGAACTTGTTCTTTATTAATAACTACCTTTAACAACTCCAACCCCGCTATCTTATCCATCTCACTTTGTATTAAGTATTAACCTCACTTTATTGTAAATATTAAAACCTATATAACCCACGACTAAGAACAGAAATCCTGTAAAGTTGTTATTCCCGTTGATAATCCATGCAATTAACAACCCGACTGTAATAAGCCAAAACAATGTATCGACAATCAGGTTCCCGAATATGATCTTTAATACCTTAACCATCATAATAGTTTTTAAATAACTCAACGCATTGATATTCAATGAGATCTCCCATGTGGCCATATTTCTGATACTTCTCTCCTGAATCTTTGTCAGTAACAATGTGTTTATCTTTCCCGCCATCCAGGGCTTGTTTTGTGTACATCATATCGGCAATCATCTTTTTACAGCTTTCATCAAAGAATATCCTAATAAGTTTCTTTTCCTCAAAGATAAGATTTATAAAGTCTCTTCTTTTGACAAGCGAAGGATTACTGAAAAGCGTCCTGTCTGAATTGTTATTAAGATATTCCCTGAGTTCAAAAGCTACAATAGCATAATGATGTTGAAAGTCTTTATTCATCGTTGAGCGATTCTTCCCAGAGGCGTCACCGTAATAGAACAACCCTGAATTATGATTCGGGTATCTCATTTTAAACTCCTCACAAACTTCCTGAGTAGAGTTACGGGGATTTTCCAGTGCTATCTCATCTATAAATGTACAATGCCAGTCATTGCCAACCTTTTTAACCTGAGATATTCCGCATGAATTATAAGGAACTGTATTCTGGTCAAAGGATAAGTGCAAAGGTAGATAGGGATCATATTTCGCTTTGATTACATGCTTTAAGCGATTAAACGATGAATAGAACTCGCCTCCGGTCGTGCTGAAAGGATTTGCATATATTAAAGCCTTTCCACGTTCCTCTGTATTATTTGCCAGAACATTATCAATATAGTTTTGCCCTACATTTGCAATATTATGATATGTTGAACTAATAACGACTTTTTTATTATCAAATTCCTTTTCAAAGAATGTTTTATCAGAGTAAATCTTTGCTGAAATTTCATCAATATATTTTTCAAGAGAAAACCATGAATTTATCCAGTCACTTTTTGCCGGAGAAGTTGTAATGAAAAGCGGGTTATATTGATCTTTTATGGTTCCTGTTCTAGAAAGTTTCCCATTAACCATATACATACCTTTTTGTCTCAACCTACCTAGAATGATTTCTTTAACGTCCGCTTCATCGGTATCTTTTGTTTCATCCAGGAACGCATAAGCCAATTCTTTGCCTTCATGACTTTTTGCATTATCAAGTGACCCAATAAATAAAACAGCTCCGTTTATAAAGCTGACTATATTATGATAGTTGTCAAAATTATGATTAAACATTTTAAAATGTACCGGAGGTTGCTTTCCTGAAACATAAGTACCGGAAGGATTTTCTTTAGACCACTCTGTCACTCCTATTGTTTTCCAGTATTCCCTGATTCTGAAGAAAGTTGAAGTATTTAATTGATCATAGAAATTAGCTGCAACAAATCCAGTGCATTCAGGGAACATTGTAATGAACTGATAAGACTTAATGCCATTTAAGTGAGATTTTCCACTTCCAATTCCAGCTAAGAATAGATTAATTGAAGCAGTGCTTTGTAACATTGCCATTTGAGGGTCAGATACTATTTGCTCGATCGTTTCAGGCATTCTTATTAATTATATTAATCTGAGGCAAGGAAGGAATGTTTAAATCCATAACGGTTTTGATCGGTGCATCATAACCAAACATTTTTGACAATAATTCAAGTGCCTTAAGTTTATCATAAAGTATAATTTTAACGGTTTCTACTGTAATGAATTTCTGATTTATAACATTATTACCGCCAATGTTTTTTTCCTCAGACGATGATTCAATTGACTTTATACATGCTTTTTGTTCGTTAGTCAAATTCTCAAATTCCTTTCTGGTTATCCATGTATCATGAAGATGTGCTATTGAACTAAACGCAATTTTAATATGTTCATCAGCTACCTTAGTGAATGATATACCAGATAATTTTTCCCGATCTTTCTGAATTTCCTTGACATAATCCTTAACGTTAACATTAGTTAACAATCGACTTGCTGCAGCTTTAGCAACTTCGTCTGTCATTTCTCCGTATGCTGTTTTATAAGATCGAGTACCATTCCAATCAAATATATATTCACGACAAAAAACTTTATTCCGTTCAGTTAATCCAGATTCATCTAATAATTCCTCAGCTTCTTTATTGACTTTATTTTTAGTCATTACGTTTCTTATCTCTGTTAATCTTCCTATACTTTTCTGATTCTGATCTTTTAAACAAACTCTTTTCTTTAAAGGGTTTCAACTTTGGCTTTCGATTCGGCTTTCGTATCATTTGCAAAATTAACTAAATTTTTAATTCAAATCAAAGTTATTTATTTTAAAATACCGTTTTATTGAATCCTTCTATGTTTATATCATTGGTTTCATGAATGTTACTTCCTATCAATGTTGAAGGGCCTCCGTCAATAGGAGTAAATTCAATTGCATATTTAAACCGGCAATCCAAGTTTCTGTTCTCAGAATCATGGATAACAAGATAATCAGCTGTATCTCTGTATGCCATTACAGCATAATTTCTTTCATCCCAATTACTTGCATCAATAAATACTAATCCATAATTTATATGGTCAATATCAAAAAACTTTTTGAAATTCTCCTTTGAAAATAACTTGAATCTATGTAATGGCCCCTTCAAATATTCGTATTTCGATAGCCATTCTGGATTGTCATCAATAGTGATTATTAACTTTTTACAGTTTTCGTGTATCAACCTAGTTGAATAATCTCCGGCTCCAATCTCAAGAACAGGTCCATTAGTCAGTTTTAAAACCTCTAGTAATATTGGTTGATGTGTTGCATAAGGATTCATTTAAAGTCCGATGTTAAAGTATGTATTGCCTTTATATTGTCTGTTTGACTAAGTTCAGTATATAAAACTGAATTATCTTGCTTTACTTCAGTAATCTTATTTTTCCACGATGAATCATGCCATTGGTGAACAACAAATGGTTCGGTTGGGATCTCAATATTTAATCCAAGTTTCTTAACCCGATGAACCCAATAATTATCACCATATCCAACCCCCGCAGAGAACCGCTCATCAAAACCATTTAGTCTGATCATGTTTTTTCTTGATATTGCCGCACAGAAATCATAACCGATTGGCCTGAATTCAGGATGGTTATACCAACCAAGTTGTGCGGTATATGTCACACAGATATTATTATCACGTATAAGTTTAAATATTTCATGGTCTTTAAATGTATTTTCCTCATCTAAGTCGAATGCAGAAAATGAAATGTAATTATTATCCTTGATTCTTTCTGAGTAACTTACCACATCACCCTGATGGTAACATTCTGCATTTTGACTGATAATAATATCAGCACCTTTATCTAATGCCATTTTAAAACCGATGTTTGCCGGAATATCTCTATCTATCCATGATTTATTTTCAGGTCTAAAGATTTCAATCGGGAATTTTACTTCTGGAAGAATTATCTCCTCTGAAGAATCATTAATAATTATAACTTCAAAATTATTGTGAGAAGATTTGTTGATTGATAAAAGAGTCTTTGTCAATTGTGCCTGTCTTTTGTAATACGTAATGACAATTACAATTTTTCTCATTTATCAGGATTTAATGAAGCAACAATTGCTAAAACTATACAAAGCGGAATCAATATTGCAAGTGCTATTGTCATTTTGCAAATTTAGTCTTTATTTTTGTCATTTAAAAATATTATTTTTATTTACGTCACGATACCACTTTGCACCAAAGAAAAATCCTTCGCGCCTTGTCATATCCATAACTCTATGACCTTTCATTTGAACATCTGCCTCAAGTTCAATCTCCCCATCTGTTAGTTCTCTTGGCTTCTCCGGCTGTGACTGAGTGTATTCTTCAAATAATTCTCTTACTTTATTAACGCAATTATTCCAGACTTTTCTTCCCCAATTGCCATAAAGACAATCAGTAGAATAACCATTAACCTTTAATAGTCTTATAATGCTTTTAAGTTCCTTAGTGGTCATTGAAGTAAAAACATCTTCAGGATAAGGGTTGCTGTTTTGCAATTCCTGGATTATTTCTTCTGCCGTCACCTCTTTTACAGGTTCATTGGATTCAAGGGCTGCGAGTTCATCATATAAACGATGCCTGTTTTTCCAATTGTCAGGACTAAGGTCATCCTCTAAGTGTTCATCTAAAAAGAAACACATCTCTTTCAGTTTCTCAATTATCAGTTTGTCTTTCATAGTGTTTAGTTTAGCGGATTAATTCCGTTTTTCGTGCATACATAATCGAGCATATCATAAAATTTACTGATTCCTAAATCCTGTTCACCTTCAAGACTATAAAACTCTTCTTTAATTGTTTCATAGAAATACTCATTAGTAACACCATCATCGCAATTATCAAACATACGGAGTTTTTCTGCAATAGCCTGACATTTAGGGTGAGATTTCCAAACGTAGAAATCATCATATTTGAAAGCCTGTCTTTCGTATGCAGTACCTATCGCAATAACACCATCACAATAATTGCACTTATGCTCTTTCTTCGCTTTTTGCACTGTTGTACTACCTATTCTGTCCATCTGTCTTCTGATTAGGATTATTTAACTTCACTTATCCAGTGTTGATAAAGTTCTTCAATGGTATAATCTTTCTCTGTTGTAGCAAACCTCTCAGCTTGATTACCATATAAGATTGAAACGGGGGAATCCTTACCTGTAAACCATTCAATAAACTTCATTATATGAGAATTAATTTCTTTGGCAGTTTGCATTTTGAACTGTCCGGTACTCCCTGTTTTACCGACACCTTTTCTATAATCGTAGAATTTATGATTAATAATATTTAAAATTTGTTCCTCCATATCTTTTAGTTTTGCATTGGGTGTCACTTAATTTTAATTCCTGTTATTTCAAAAAATACATCAGCATCCCAATTTGGCAATGCCTTAAGCAATTTAATATCATCTTTGCTTGCTTTTTTATATGCATTTGTCCA